TTTCCAAAAAACATAGGGAAAACTGCTGCCAGTTATTAGGCCTGTATCAAGGTCAATTTGTTGTTCTCGATCAGGGTCTACAATCACTTTGAATTCATCAGGATTGTCAACAATGCCATCAAAATTAGAGTCTTGAAACCTTACTTGCACTCTGCGGGGCTCAATATAGCCATCTGGATACAATTGTTGTGATGCAATAGGCCAAAACCAGTCTTGAGAAAAGCTGAGATTGGTAGCTAAGTTGGTATTGACACGCAATATTTTAACAAAATCCTGGTTGGCTAACCCTGTATTACTACTGATTACAGGTGAGGTGTTGATTGTATAAAACCTTACATCATTTACACTTTCAAAAACATATTTCAGGCCACGACTGGTGATGTACCAGCCAAAGCCAGGCACATACTTCAATTGAATAAGCCAACTGGCATCTAAATTTTGATTAGCTGTGTTGCCTTGCTGTGCAAGAGAGAAGTCTGCGTCAACAGCCAAATTACTGGTGGAAATAATTTGCCACATGCCAGTTAGTTGGATATAACTGATGCCGAAGGAAAGTTTTTCATCCAAGGCATTTTTGACTGCGTCTTTTTCAGCACTCAAGAGCACGTCTTTGAAACTGGGTATTACACTGCTTAGCATCGTTCCATTGGGCACAAAGCTACTGATAATTGCATTACCAGCACTGCTGACACTGTTGCCTTCGTCCACGAGATAGCTGCTGGTTCCGTTGGCAAAAAACAAATAGCTGCCTTTCCGGATCCCATATGTTGTATCTGGTAATGCCAAAACAAAGTCAACTGTTTGAGTATAAAAGTGAGCATTGGGAAATACAGTGTTACTGGGGTTTTGGTTTGTCCATTGAATATTGCCACCACCGCGTTTTGGATATTTGGCTAGATAAAAGTCCCGCATATCGGTGTTGATTTTTCGTGAATCAACACTGCCTTGAATCAAGGGTTGAATGTAGGTGTCAAGGATTTGTGTGTTGTTGACATTTAAACTGTTGGGCACTTCAATGTAGGTTTCATGTTCTTCTTCAAACAAGATTCCATCGTCTGAAAACACTTTTGAATTTTGATAAGTGCTAGTGGGATCATTTATATCAATGTAACGACTTTGGCCACTGTAAACACGGTTTACACTCTTGATCTTCAATGCTTGACTGCTGATCAAAGGGTAGACGTTGTAATCCTCTCCATTGACCATTCTGTTTTGGGAATAAAACACTGCTGGAGCACGTTCGCGTATAAATGCATTGCTTTCCCTGCTCAGGCTGTTGGCTACACTGCTTTGTAAATCAAATTGCATTTGCAGCAGATTTTGCGATGTACCATCGTTATCGCGATAATAACTCAGGCTCAAAGGAACACTGGATATATCTTGTGGTAAGATAGTATAGGTTAAATTGTTACTGGTCCGGAAGTAGACCCGTATCCGGCCAACTGGTATGTTACCAAAATTACCGTCACTAAATTTGATACTGATACTGTCTGTGCCACTTATGTCGCGTGTAATAACTTGAAAAATATCTCTAGTAGATCGATTCAAGGAATTGTAAGCTATATTTGTGCCAAACAAGGCAGGTACTTTGGTCCATTCAACCAGTGTATTGCCCTGGTCATCAACTGTTTCAACCCACACATCACTTTCATTTACATTTAAGGCTGTTAAATCAAGAACACGATTACTCAAAGGCTCTGACAGAACAAAATCTGTAAATGATAGGGTTCCTTGTTTGAACAAGCCAAAAAATCCTGTATCAGGACTGGCATTGCCATTGCCATCGTTGCGATACAATACGCTCCAAGGCTGTATATAATTGGGAGTCTTTTCCCTATAATACCCAGCTGACCCCACAGTGATGCTACCACTTACACTGTTGACAAAATCAGTATTGACAAACTCAAAATTCATTTGTTGTCCGTTCACCACTCCGGTGAAGGGAAATGCAAGAGTGCGGGTCACTGTATTATCTAGGTCATATCGCTCAACAGTGAGTCCGTTAACTGCCCCGCTTTTTACAGGCTGACCAAAAGGATTGACCTTGCTGAAGCTGGCATTTAAGACCAAGATAAATTGTTCAAACCAATCAGGGTTGTTTGCATCATTCCAAATAACAGGCACATTGGCTAGATTGAAACCATTGGAGTCATAGATATTTTGATCAGTGATTACTTGAGTTAACTTAACCAAACCCTGTGCAGCAATACAGCGTCGTGGGTTGTAGGAAATCAGCCTGGCAAGGCGAAAAATACTGTCACGTCGGGTAGCAGTATCGATGAAATTTTCCCGAATATTCAGATCCAAACGGAATGCCAAACTGGATGCCAAATAAGCCAAAAGTTCAATTATTGCGACAAATTCGCTGCTTTCAATCCAGTCGTTGAAATCTTCTGGATAATTCAAGCGGATGTAATCAATCAAAGCTTGGCGGATAGTATCATAGTCATAGGCATTAAAATTTACCTGACTCATGGCTTGATACAGCACACGCCAATCTTGTCCAAGGAATAAATTATTTTGTCGGAGGCTTTGACTCATTCGATATGTGCCCTGTTTTATCTACTTGCGTATTTAAGCGAGTTTTAACCACACATATAACTTAAGATTTAGATAATAGTGGTTTCAACATTTCTGCGATCAAAATCAATTTGGAAAACTTCCACAATATCCAACGGTTGGTAGTAGAGATCCATCTGGAGTTGCAGGCCATTGTCATATTCAGTAAGTTTGATATCTCGTATTTGAACTCGACCATCAGCTGCCACTATTTGATAGCAGTCGTCAATAATCATCTGCAGGTTGTCAGCCACCATGGGTTCAAATAACATGTCCCAAATTATTGATCCAAAGTCTGGGCGCATGACTCTTTCGCGTTTCCTTGTATAAAACGCATTAACCAAATCTCTCTTGATAAGATCAAGATCAGTGTATTGTGTTTGTTTGATACTGGTGTCCACTGAACTATAACCAATGAACAATCGGGTGCGGGGTGCTACTGCCATAATACTTATTTAGAGAAGATTTGACACTCTAAAATCTTGCCACAAAATAAGTGATGAATAAAAAACATTTGAGTTTTGATGATATTACTGTTCTTACCTACAGTCTTTGCGATAATATAGAGGCGTCAGGTTGGCAGCCCTCGATTGTTGTTGGCATTACTAGGGGTGGCCTCCTTACAGCCAAAATGTTGAGTCATTATTGGAAAGTGCCTATGTGCACAATTGATGTGAGCTTGCGGGACTATACCTTATGGAGCGAAGATTTCAATACCAATTTGGTAATTGAGGCATTCAATGGTCACAATCTTCTTGTGGTTGATGATATAAACGACAGTGGTGCAACAGGGATCAAGATCAAAAACACTTGGACCACTGTAGTGAACAGTTTGCCAGAACATCAATCATTATGGCCCAAAAACAATATCAAATTTGGCGTGCTGTTGGAAAATGAAGTCAGCTCTCACCAGAGTGACTTTTGGGGCTCAAAAATCAACAAGGAACAAGATCCCATTTGGTATGTTTTTCCTTGGGAGATCCAACGGGGCAAGGGTGATTGAAAAAACACACAATCTATTGTTTCCTTGGAGCGTGAGAATGAACTTTGATGTGGTGGATTGGACACCTATGGACCATTGGTGTGTAGAGCATTTTGGCAATGAAGGTGTGTTGTGGAGCATTGGTTGGGAGAATGGCACGTGGGATTTTCAAAAATTTGAGGATGCAATGATGATGTGGCTGACATGGGTGAGATAATTGAAGATTGGAGCGTTTCTGCAGATCTCTGCTGTCCGCTAAGCTTGGATCGTGATAGATTGGATTGTGAACTGGCTTTGTTGAAGTATCGCACAACCCAAGAAGTTCAAGACAATCTCATACTTATCTATCTCAATATGCCAAGTTTGGGTTATCCCATTGGCCAATTGGAGTTGGTTAAAGAGTGGCGCACTATTCTCTGTGAAGAGCTTGTGAAACGGAAACCCATTCATTGGCGTCATTTCTTGAAAAGCCGTATGGACAAAAACGCTGCTGAGAAAACATCAGTTGACGAGCCCAGCCCTTCAGCGTAAGTTATCAAGGGACACGGAAGGAATGATTATGACCAAAGGTGAGCTGCTAGGCAAGTGTTTGGTTTTTGCCACCAACGCACATGCTGGTCAGTTTGACAAGGGAGGTGCTCCATATTTGCTCCACGTCCTAAAGGTTATGCACTATTTGCGCACCGAGGACGAAGAGCTGCAATGCATTAGTTTGCTCCACGACGTGTGTGAAGATACTGATGCCACCTACGCTGATCTCAGAGATATTGGCTGCACCGAGCGTGTGATTGATGGCGTACGAGCACTGACCAAAGTGCCTGGCGAGACCCTGGACGAATACAAGGCTCGAGTGTTTGACAACCCAGATGCCATGCGAGTGAAAAAGTGCGACCTGCGTCACAACTCGGATATTCGTCGACTCAAAGGTGTCACAGAAAAGGACATTCGTCGCATGGCTCGCTACCATGAGTTTTACCTGGAGATTTGCGAGCGACTCAAGCTAGCTGATTGACAATCCAATCAATACTGCTATAGTGCTGGGGAAAGGAACACGCTGATGACCACCATTGTGAAAAAGTCCACACAAAATCGTCGAGCACTCTTGGGCCAAACTGGCAAACAGTTTGTGAAAATGTACGGCGATGCCATGCGCAGCATTGTGGAGAAAAATGCATTTGATCCCACTTTGGCTTTTTGGGTGCATTGGTACAATCAAGCACCTGCCCTTGATTTCGATGCAACTGCGCTCACACTAAAGCAATGCCAAGATTTGATTGAGCTTGTGAAGTTGCAGACTAAAAGTGATCTTGAAGATATTCTCAAGTATCTTGATGAGAACAGGGATGATCAACTTTATTGGCGCACCGTGGCTGAAAAGCTGAGCCAAGGTTTTGTTCCACCCAATGACAAATATTTCTTTTGGGACCCTCCTATCAGCAGCCGAGACTTCTCCCAGTGGACGCAAGCTGATGAGCCAAATCAACAGTTTCTGGAGCATGTAGACAATTGCCTCAAGAGACTGAAGGCAGTTGAGCGCGACTACCGCAAGTCAGCCAAACTGCACCTGGACCGCTTGAACGACACATACATCTGGGTTGACGTGCAGACCGAAACTGTGCGCACCACCACCATCACTCCGGTTTGAGGCTCACATGAGCAAGGACAGTCTTGGCGACAGGATGAAGCTGCTGGAACAGCAGGAAACTGATCGACGCTTTCTGTTCAGCCTTCCCATCTATGCCCGCATCGACGGACGGGGCTTCAGCAAGTTCACTCGGGACATGGAGCGACCTTACGACACCCGCATGACCACCAGCATGATCGAAACCACTCGAACCTTGGTGGAGAAAACTCAAGCCACTCTCGGGTATGTTCAAAGTGACGAGATCAGCTTGGTGTGGGTGCCCACAGGCAATGGCCATGGTTGGTTTGATGGCAAGATAACCAAGATGACCAGTGTGCTGGCTGGCCTGGCCACAGCAGCATTCATTGAGAATGTGATCCAGTATTTTCCCAACTGGCAGGAGCTGATCATGCGTCTGCCGCACTTTGATGCAAGAGTCGTCAGCATGCCCAGCTTGAGTGAGACATCGAACATGCTGCTGTGGCGCAATCTTGATGCCTCAAAAAACAGCGTGAGCATGGCCGCCCATCACTATCGCAGCCACAAAGAGCTACAAGGCTTGGATCAAAAACAGCAACAAGAACTCATTTGGCAATCTGGTTGTAACTGGAATGATTTTCCGCCAGCCTTCAAGCGAGGAACTTGGGTGCGCCGACGTGTGGTGCAACGAACTCTCAATGACTCCGAGCTGGGGTTGATTCCTGAGAGCTATAGGCCAGATCCTGGCACACTGTTCACCAGAAGTGAGGTGCAAAGCTATGATCTACCTCCTCTCAACAGGATCACCAACAGAGTGGCTGTGCTGTTTGAAGACGCACCGCCCGAATACAAGGAAGCTGACCAATGACCAAACTGACGATGATATTCTGTCTTGGCTGCTCAGTTGTAACGGGGGTAGGAGTTGTTGTGCTATTGAATAGCCAGGCTGATGCACCTCGACAAGCCACGCTCGAGCAGAGAGTGGAACAGATCAACCAAGCCCAAACAGTGGACGATCTTCGACCCATCCTGATGGAAATCGTTCGCCGGCAACGATGAGGCTGAAAAAGAGTTGACTGACCCAACAGTCAGTGCTATATTGCCTGGACATAAGGAGGACAATGGTATGAAAAATCTTTGGCGTTTTTTGGGCTGGGTGGCTGTGTGTCATGCCCTGGCTCTGAGTTTTGGCCTCTTCCTTGTGATTATAGTGGAGAGCAATCAGGTTCCAGACAGCACACCAAACTCTGTTGTGAACGGGTGTGCGTGCCCAGAGCCAACAGTGCGCAGGCAGTGCAGTGAGTGAAAACTGGTGGTTGCTCTGCGGCAGCACACATGCTAGTGTGTGCTCCTACAAAAGGAGACTATTGTGAGCATCACCATCAAATACATCGTCTAGGAAGGCGATCTGGCAGACACCTGCATCATGTTTCCCAAGTGGGTTTCCCATCATGACATGAGCATGAGCCGGGGCAAGGTGTTAGGGGCCGGCTTTGTTGACATTCAAGCCACGCCAGAAGGCGTAGTGTTTCGAGCATATGGTGAGAGCGTTAGCTTGGGAATCAAAAGCCGCGAGGTAGACAGCCTGCTACTAAATCGCCAGTTTGGCGGTGTAGTTGGCACTTGACACATTCTCTGCCACTGCTATAATCCGCGCATACAAAGGAGATAGGTTGATGGGCAGCTGGAACGAAACTTGTGGGCTCACACGCTTGCCCATCCATTCGGGCGATCCTGTGGTGCTGATCATGCTGAGCCAGGTCACTGACTCTGGTGGTGCTAATGGCGGTTGCTATGCCAGCCACTACT